CTTAATAACCCTTGTTTTTGCTATGCCTCTTTTTAAATAGAAATTATAGCCGTAAGTATTCTCGTTGATTATAGTTCCAGATGCCCAATCGTTTATATGCCCTGCTTGTAGGTTAAACATATTAAATTGTCCGTTCAGGGTTATGTTACCCGATACAGTATTAGTAACTGCTTCATTTTGTCCTACTACTTCAACCCAAGCAGAATAACCGCCTGTTGCTATGCGCAAGAAGGTAATGTAAAAGTTATCTCCGTATTCTAAGGTTATCTCGTCCGTGTCCCTTTCGGTAAGAAAATCATCGGTAAAGTTTTCCAATAGTAAATTATCGTAATAGTCCGATAGCACCAAAGGTGTGTTATTCTTTGTCAAGAACACATCGGCAAACAATGGAGGCACGAAGTTATATGCTGAAAAGTTACCAGATACTAAGTTTGTGGTTGTTACACCGCTCACTTCTTCTCCTATTCTTAAATCGTAATCTACTTTAATCTTGTCGTTTGATGCTACAAGTATTGAATTGCCTGAAGGCTCGAAGTAGTTAGTTACAAAACTACGCACCATTGGTGATGCGTTAAAAACCCCGTAGCTACCCTCTGCACTTGGTGAAGGGAATACTTTAGACCTAATTACCTGACTTCCGTTTATATAAACATCATACACAAACTTAAAGTTTGTAGTTCCGCTATTAGTAGAACTTGATACAAACCAAAGGTTATCGTGCATTGACGAATAAGGTGCAGGGCTACTTGTTATTGTTATTGCCATTCTTGCTTTCGTTTACTGTTTGCTTTATTTGAATTAATACATCGCCACCTACTGCGACTGCTATATTTTCAATAAATTCTTTATTAAATATTTGGGCTACTGCTCTGTCAAAATAGTGTGTAGACCTAAGTCCTTTAGTATGTATGCTTTTTGCTATCGCCCAAGCTAAAGATTTTTTTCCTTGTATTGCTTTGCTTTCCGCTCCAAGCTTTGTGTACTTCTTAACGGCTACCGATTTTAGCTTATTATAACTAAGCCATTTTTCTATTACATTAACCGGAATTGACTTGCTACTTGTTTTGAACGAATAAGGTGTTTTAGCATCTGCCTTTGTATTGTTTGTACCCTTAACCCCTTTATTGACAAACCTAAAGTATTTGTCTTGTTCGCTTCCTTGCTCATATCCTAAACTTAAAACGTAACTGTTTCCAAATTTAGTTACAATACCGATTGCCGGTTCTGCTAACTTACCAGAACTTGTTATATTTTCTTGATCTAATATCTTGATTAGGGCATCATTAAAGGCTTGTCCGTATAAAGACAAGGTTTCCTCTAATACAGGCAAATCGCCTTCCTTAACCTTGCCAAAGCCCGTATCGCCTATGCTTTTTAAAAAGCCTTCCCTTAATGCTTGTATTTGCGCCTTTGATATACTCACGCTAATAAATATAAGCAAGGGCTAAAAATAACTAACCCCACCAAAATTGGCAGGGCTTGTCTGGGGGGTTATTTTAATTTTCTATGTTGCTCTTTATCGTAATCAGCTTTAGCCTTTAGATAGCTAAGTGTATTTAAGTATTGTATTGTGCTTAACTCATAAGCTTCGTCAACTGTAATATTTTCTTGGTCGGCAACAGATTTGGTACAATATTGCCATCCAAAGTCTCGCATAAAGTTTGAACCACCTTTAGTGCCGTCTCCGTATCCAGACCCTTCGCTATCATCTCTTGTATCAAATAAGCCTGAGAAACTTCTATCCAATTTCTGTAAACTTGATAAAAAAAAACAATGGATTGGTAAACGTGTATAAAATTTGCCCCTTGTAAGTCCTCTGCATATATGCTATGCTTGGCTGCATCGTACTTGTCATTAACCCATTTTCCGTACCAATTTTTGCGTTGAGGCATAACCATTGAGGCTGCTAACTTATGTAGGTTACCTACTAAGTCGGTACTAAATACTTTAGTTTCTATGTATCTGGCTGCTTTGATTTGTTGCACATCATAGATAAACTTGTAACGTTTGCCATTTACTTCGGTATACTTAACAGGCTTACCTTCTATCTTATCGTCTAAGAAGCTCAAGTTTACCTTTAATTTGTTAAACTCCCCTACACTTAGGCTATCAACTTGCGTGTCTGTAAGGTTATGTAAAATGCCTACAAGCTTACTTTCTACATCAAGGGTAGTCCAATCCTTCTCAGGCTTTGTAACTATTGGGTAAATTTGTTGGTACTGCCATACTGTTAATTCGTTCCAATTCATTTTCTTAGTTTTAACATTAGCTCATAGGCAAGATGCCCACCTATGTAAGCTAACGCTGCCAAAGGTAAGCAAATTGCAAAGAAATACAATATTTTTATTACTTTAATGATACGGCTACACTTGTTGTGCTACTCTTAGCAGGTGGGTAAACCTTTGTAACCTCGCCCGTAACTCCGTTAATAATATCAAGTCCTTGATGCGGTACTTTTTTTAGGAATTCCTCCATATCCTTTTTAGCTTTAGCTGCACTATTGTACTCGGTCATTATTTCCTCGTAAGCAGGACTTTCGCATTTGGTGTAATCGTACTTAACCCCTACTTCACGAATGTTAAACTTTGCGCTCATATACTCGAAGTCCTTACCATTAAGTACGGCTGCTTGTAATACTGCATCTTTATAGTCCTTATTGTTCTTTAGGGTTTCAAGCATATCCTCTAAGGCTTTAACCTGGAGGTGTGTTTTTAACGGATCAAGTTCCCCTGCGTTTAAGCGTTCAATTAATTGGTAGGTAAACTCAGTCCTTTGTTCTTTTGTTGTTTCGAAGATTTGTTGTAGTTGCATTTGTTTATCTTTAGTTAAATATCTTCTTCTATTAATTTATTTAAAAATGTTTCTGCAAGTAATATACATTGCTCCTTTTCTTTTTTAAGTAAGTTATGCGCCTGTAATACTACTTGGTCTGCTGAAATCATTTGACCTTTGTATTGGTTAGCCCAATCTTTTAATTCTTGCATTGCTGTTTTCATAGGTTTGTTTTTCATATTGTTTCGGGTTTGTAATTATCTATGTCAAAAAAGCCAATTTCTGACTTATGTTCTGGTCTTCTTAATCTACGCTTAGAAGGTTCGTAACCCTTCTCGTTGCAGTAGGTAAGTATCTCAAGGTAAGTGGCATCAATGTTAGACATCATAATGCTAATCGGCTCACTTGCGTAATACTTGTCTATGTAATCTTTTGTTGTTTGGGTCATTGTGTTTAATTGTGTAGTCAAATAATGCTGCCATTACAAAACCTGTTGCAATTAGCAGAAGGCATATAGTGTAGATCATTTTGAGTAGATGTCTTGTAATTGTCCAATAAGGTAACAAGCTACTAAAAATACGGCTAAAAGTTGAGCGGTTTCTTTTTTCATTTTATTTCTTTTGGTTTTCTAATAAATTGGTAAAAACAACTATGCAAAATTGTGGGAAAGACACCCCTTGTTCTTTTATTTTTTGTTCCTTATAATCCGATAATAATAATTTATCGTACTCACCGCAAAAATTATATAGTGTTTCAAAATTTTCACCCGCCTTTTCTATAGCAGAAAAGTAAGCGATGTCTACTGATTTTTTTTCTTTTTTCATTGTTTTTGGTTTTAAATTGTGCGTTGATAAGCCGCACCCCTTATTATTTTAATTATGAATATAATGTCTATCGTATTCTCCTATTTTAATATTTACATAAAAATCTGGTTGTGTACCATAATCACCTGTTTCTCTATAAGTTACACCTTCACTTGCAATTTGATCTATTATTTTAATTACATTCTTTTTTACAGGGTCAGTATTCTCATCAATATAATAATGATTAACACTTTCATATGTTTCTGTTAATTTAGCAGGTCCAGATAAAACAACAATGTTAACACCATTGTAATTTCTTTTAGTAACTGAGAATTTGTAAGCAGGTAAAACGTTTTTTAATTCGTTTCTGATAATTTTTACTCTTTGTGTAGTAGTTAGATAATTCATTGTGTTTGTGTTTTTTGATTGATTGATATATCAAATATACAAAGCATTCACATTCCACAATCAAAATGGGTAAACTTTTTTTAAAAAAAATGTAATATTTTTATTTATTATTGAAAATCAATAAGTTACAGGAATGCATATTTCCCGGACATTGGGTTATCCAGGATATTAAGTGAGGCATAACGCAGGGCATCTATTGCGTGATTAAGGAAATCGACAGGCTCATTGTCAAGTTTCCCATCTTTATTCTGTTTCCATTTATAGCCGTTAAGTTCCTTTTTTAGATTACTCGATCTTTGCGTTACATTCAGTTTATAACGCTTTAAAGTATTAATTGATTGTCTGATACTATCCGGTCCTTTCTTAGCACCCTCTATTTGCCACCCATAAGCCCCTAATTCAGCGATTGACTTAGGTTCGGCACTATCTGCTATAATACGCCCATTAACGCCTAATTCACGCATCAAATCGCTAATGCGGATATTAAGCAACCCCCTATCGTAAATAAGCTCATCTATAACTAACTCTCCAGATTGTGAATAAAGGGCAACTAAAGCCGTAGGGTCATTACTAAAGCCAAAGTCCAATCCGTAGCCAATAAGCTTAGCATCTGTGTCAACTCCACTAACTATGTTGTAATCTCTAAATATTACCCCTTCAAGTTTCCCTGTCAGACCTCGAGCATAAACCTTATAAAGTTCTGGATCGTCTATTGCCTCGATTTTATCGTGTATCTTTTGATCCAGGAATGTATTATGCCTATGGTCGCTAATTATTAGCGTTACGTTAGGTTTACCTATTAACTCGGTATGTACCCAAAATTCATTGTTTGGGTTATAATCTATATAGCTTTTCTTTTTGGTTCTTATATATAACTCGTCCCAAATAATCTTGTCTACGCCATTTGCTTCGTTTAGAAACAGATAGTCTCTTTTACCTTGTTTAGCATCTTGCGAATCGTCATAACTTTTAAACTCTATAATAGATCCATTAACAAAAGTAAATACCCTATCCGATTTGTTATATTCTAAAATGTAATTGTTAAGTCCTTCTGTATTATCCACTATGTTATGGGCATCTCTTATCGGTCCAACTTTTAAGTTTGGTATATCCTGACCGGCAACAGTTATAATGCACCTATCGTTTTCTATTGCGTGAAGGAATAGGTTTTGAAGTATTGAGTAAGTTTTACCGCTACTTGTACCGCCTTGATTGATTATAATATCAGTATCGGCATTTCGGTTACTTAAAAATACATCGGTTGTTTTAAACATCTGTTTCTCTATTTGCTAAAGGCACTCCGCTAGTAATTACCTCGACTTGTATTTTGCCTGTTAGCTCTGTTTTATTTGTAGTGTCTACTGTTTCCTTTGGTTTACCATAAACACGGGTAAGCAAAGTTTCTAAACTATAAAGGCTGCCTTTCTCTAAACTTTTACGCATAGCAGCAGCTATTGTTTTTTCTAATACAGTTGCTCTGGGGTTATCCCATACTGACTTAAGTTCCTCTAAGTCCATTGACATCATTGCTTGAATAGTGTCATTTATTTCCGATACCTTATAGCCTTGCTCTTTGAGTAGGCTTACATATTTTCTCGGTCTTCCGTTTGGGTTACCAGATTGACCTGGTTTGAATGGTATTAAGTGTTCTTTGCTCATTCTGTTATTATTCTGTTTATACCCCCTTTAAAGGTATTTTTAATATAGGGTTAAAGTCATAACTTCTTTTGCTTTTTTTATCCTGACTTATTATGTTTGAACCCCATTTTTTTTGCAACAATTCAAATTGTTCTTTTTCTTTTTGAAGGTTTCTATATGTTGCACACCCACCAGATTGTTCAGCTTGTTTTACATCATAAAAGGCATAGTTAACTCTTAAACAACCTCTATTAGCTTTGATGTGCTGAAGGGTTATGTCGTAATCTTCTTTTAAAGGCAATGTCTCATCGTACCTTATATTGTTTTGCAGATGAGCCTGGAAAGGACCGCCAATGTATTGTAAAGTTCCAAATGGAGTATGTTCTCTATATGCCCCCTTGTCCGGTATGCAATTTAACCCCCAAAACTTAAACCCCCAATCCTTACATAATATAGCCATTGACTCGCAAAACTCCATTAATTCTTCAGGGTTAAACTTAACTTTGCTTTGTTGTTCCCATCTGTAAATGCCTTTGCAATCGTCATCTAATAAAATAACGCAATCAGCATCGAATAGGTTATCTAAAATATAATTCCTAATTCTGCATAAGTTACCCTGTGCGCTATCTGGCACAATATGTATATCGTTGCCATTTTTAATATATTCCTCTGCTTCGCTCTCCCTTACTATTAATTTAACGAATGGGTAGTTTGTTTGTGTGATGCTCTTTTGTGGTCTCTTGTAAGACGGAGCATAAAATTTAACCTTCATTTCCGCTTTCTTTAATTTTTAAAATTGCATCTACGCCATCAATTACCCTACCTACTCCCTTACTCCAGGTTTTACCATTCTGTCTTAAACTATATGTGCTTTCTAATTGGAAAATGCTTTGCACTTGTAACCAGTCAATATCTGTACTAAATTTTAGTACTATGTAATTGCTTTGTTGGTCTAATTCATTGCTTATTTTTATTTCTCCTTCTATCTTATCGGCATCGCTTATACCTGGAATGTCTAACCCCCAATTTTCTAAATCTTCTGCATCCCAATCATTAGCAAGGTCATCCCAATCCCATTCACCATATCCTATGTTATCTTTTACTATAAACTCTTTTTCTTGTTCTTCAGTTAATTCACTTGCTTTGATAATAGGTATTTCTTTTAGTCCTGCTTCCTTACAAGCCTTTAGTCGCATATTCCCACCAAGCACAACCATATCGTCATTAACTACAATAGGTCTAAGGTTTAGCATTTGTGGGAAATCGGTAATTGACTTTACAAGCTTTGCAAACTTATCATCTTTAATTATTCTGGGGTTGTTAGGGTTTGCTTTTACTGTGTTGATTGGTACGTTTTGTATCATAGTATGCCGTTTATTATATCGTTTGCTTCGTCTATTGCATTCTGTTGTTCAATGAAAGTGTCAACGTCTGCTATGTGCTTATTGATTAAAGTTTCTGC